ATACAGGTGTATTAAGAATGTATTATATTGATAATGATGTAAAAACATATGTTAGAACATTTGGTACAATTAATTATGATACAGGAAGTATTACAATGAATGAATTACAAATCTCAGGTTTGGATTTAACTGATAGTCCTGTATTTGAATTAATTGTTAAACCTCAATCAAATGATGTTGTATCAATAAGAAATCAATTGGTGCAAATACCACCTGAAAATGTTATTGTAAATGTAATTGCAGATAAAGTTGCAATGGGTGATCAGGCAGGTAATTCTAATTATATCTTTACATCAAGTAGAAATTAATAGATGACGATTAATTTAAAAAATATAGTTTCAAAGCAGTTACCAGAATTTGTTAAATCGAATTATCCTGCATTTGTAGAATTTTTAAAAGCATATTATGAATATATGCAAGAAAATTATTCTTCAAGAAACTTAGAAGAATTAAGAGATATTGATGATACATTAGATGAATTTGTAGAATATTTTAGAAGAGAATTAAATATATTTGGTGGTAATGAATGGCCTTATATTGATGAAAGGTTATTTTTAAGAAAGATAAAACCTCTTTTAAGAGCAAAAGGCACTGAAGCATCATATAAATTTTTATTTAAAATTCTATATAATAAAGTTGCTGATATATCATATCCATGGGATTCAGTACTAAAAGCATCTGATGGTAGATGGAACCAAGATATGTCATTTTTTGTTGATGTAGCTACAGGTTCTGCATCAAATCTTGTTGGTAATCGAATTAAGATTGCTGATGATAATATAAATATTACAGTATTTGTTACACGTGTTAGATTTATAAGAGATAATATTTACGAAGTTTTTATTGATAAAAATTATTTCGGTGATATTCAAACATATACTACTATTGAATTTGAAGATTTTACTGGTACAATTATACCTACAACAGTAAAAGCAACAATTATACAACCTGGCGAAGGATTTAGTATTGGCGAACTTATTACTGGTGTTACAATATCAGGTGGCCAGGAAATTACACAATTATTAAAAGTAACAAGGGTAGATAGTAATGGTGGTATTACAGGAGTACAAAATATTTCATTTGGTGCAGGTTATGAAAGTAGTTTCTTTTTACTTAAATCAAAATCATTTATAGATGCCACTGGTTCAACTGTAACAATTGATTTAGATACTACTAGACAATATTCTATTCCTGATGATACATATATTGATCAATATAATGAATATGGATATGCACTTGATCCTAACTATGTTTCTACCGGATATGGCGCCTCTACATATGTAGGTACTATTTTACAACAATGGTATGAAGAAACAAATCTAGGTGAAAACGAAACAACAAATTTTGCATTAATTAAATTTGATATTGGTGCTGTTGCCAAATATCAAGGATATTATTCAACAAATGATGGATTCTTAGATGATACAATATTTTTACAAGATAGTTATTTCTATCAAAAATATTCTTATTTAATTACAGTAGATGAAAGATTAGAAAATTATAAAACATTAGCAAAATCATATCTTCATCCATCTGGATCTAAATTATTTGGTGAATATCAAATCCAAAATAATTTTATAGCAGAAATTGAAGGAAGTATTGAACTAGGTGAATGGCAATCACAAGCAACATTTACTACAATAAATACTATATTCAATCCACAAACAGTATTAGTACAAGATACTGGAGGTACAATTAGAATTGAACCATATGATGCAGAAACATATTTTGAAATACCTGAACAAATTTATACAGAAGGAACTTCAGAATTCTATAACCCACCATTAGTTGTAGATATGTATGGAGATGCAAGAAATATTTTAACTGATTCAGTAACATTGACGGATGAAATTACTGATATCACATTAACACCTTAAGGAGCAAAAATGGTAAAAGATAATATAAAATTGACAGGTAAATTGTCAATTAAAAAATATAATAAGGATGGTGTCTTGGTGGAAACCAAGGAAGTTCCAAACCTTGTTGTAACGGCAGGAAAGGAATTCATTGCCTCTCGAATTGCATCAAATACAGCCTCACCAATGGGGTATATGGCAATTGGTGATGATAATTCAGCAACAGGATTAGGACAAACATCTTTAACAAACGAACTAGCTAGAGTTGCAGCAACACCAAATGAAAGTGGTGCAATTATTACATTTGATGCAACATTTGGCCCAGCCGTTGGTACCGGTGCATTAGTTGAAGGTGGTATTTTTAATACAGATTCAACTAATGTATATTCATTTGATGGTGATTTAGATGTTGATGACACAAGTGATCAAATTACAATAACCTCTCATGGATTTACAGCAGGTGATCAAGTAACTTATACAGATGGTGGTGCTACTGCAATTACAGGTTTATCTGATGAAGGCGTTTATTATGTTATTGTTATTGATGTAAATACGATTCAATTAGCTTCATCATATAATAATGCAATTGCAACAACACCAGTACAAATTAATATTACAGGTACCAGTGGTACAACACATAAATTAAATTATGGTACGATGTTATGTAGAACAACATTCCCAGTTATTAATAAAAGTGCTGCTGAAACAGTAGCAATTTCTTGGGCAGTTACAGTAGGATAATTAGATGGCTTCATCATACTCAATATTTAAAGCAAAATTTAAGAAGACAATTGCAGATGCAATTTATCAAGAAGTAACATCAAAAACGGCTCGTTACTATCATTGGTTTGGTAAAGAAAATTCATGGCAAGATTTTTTATCTCCATTTATTTCTGCCAATCCAAATGAAGATGCTCCTGGCGCGCCTTCTGATAACTTTAGATATGATCTTCACGTTCGTAGAGATATTCTTACAGCAAAAGCAATTAAACCGTCAGATGTTTCATATGTTGTAAGAAGAATTGATTGGGAATTAAATACAGTTTATGATGATTATGATGACGCATATGATACTACTGACGGTTATGGATTTGGTCCTGCATATTCTGGTGCTACTAGATTAGAAGATTCAAATTTTTATGTTCTTACTACACAATATAATGTTTATAAATGTATTTGGAATAATAATAATTCACCTTCAACTGTAATGCCTGTGGGTACTACAACTGATATTATTGAAACTTCCGATGGGTATAAATGGAAGTTTATGTATACTATACCTATAGCATTAAGAAATAGATTTTTATCACCTGAATATATGCCTGTATCTAATGCACTTAAAACACAATTTTATAGTGCTGGCGAAATTACAAGTATTGCTATTGAAGATGGTGGTTCTGGTTATGATGCTGCTACAACAACCGCTGTGATTACAGGTGATGGTTATCAAAAAGATAATCCATACACAATTGATGATGTACAAATTACAGATGGTGGCGAAGGATATACTGTTACACCTACATTAACTGTATCTGATCCTATACCAAATGCAATTACATTTATATCTGAAGCTGAAGTTAACCCCGGTTCATACTTAAAACATGTTGATCCGTCAACACTTGATGAAAATTTTTATTTAGTAGTTTCTGGAACTCAAGTAGGTACAATTGGACCAACACACCAAGCTGGTACATTAACAAATGGTTCGTGTCAATTAAAATTTGTAGCTACAACTGCTAAATTTTCTGCATCACTTACTGGTGATACAATTACAAATGTTACTATTGATGATGTTGGATTTGGATATTTAGCACAACCAACTGTAACAACAACACCACCTAAGACTAAAGATGCAGATTGGGTAGCAAATGTTACTGCCACCTTAAATAATATTATTTTTCACAATGGAAATTATTATGAAGTAACAGTTGCTGGTACATTTGGTGGAACCGCTCCAACTCATACATCCGGCGCTGCAACTAATGGTAGTGCTGAATTAACATATTTAGCAAAAGATCCAGATATCTTACCTATTATTGTAAAAACAGATGCTGAAATTTCATTAGTTATTTCTCCAGGTATTGATTCAGTATATAAAGTTATTATTTCAAACCCAGTTCCAAAATATACAGAAACACCTACAGTAACATTTAGTGCTTCTCCTGGAACTACTGCAACAGGTACTGCAAGTATTTTAAATGGTAATGTAAATCTTATTACATTAACTAGTCCAGGTGATAGTTATACAGTTGCACCAACCGTAACAATTGGTGCTCCGGTAAAAACATTTAATGCATTAAATAATGTAGCAGCAAATACAATTACATATGCAAATCATTTATTATTAACTGGTGATGCAGTTGTATATAGTAATGGTGGAGGAACAGATATTGGTGGATTAACAGATACAACCACATATTATATTATTAAAGTAGATGATAATTCATTTAAACTTGCTGCATCATTAGGGGATGCCGAATCATATACACCCATTACTCTCACCCCTGGATTAAATGAACCACATACACTAACATTAACTGCTGGAGCAACTGCAATTGCAACATTAGGTACTGGTGGAGAAATTGTAGGTTATACAATTGTAAATGCCGGTTATGGATATACAAATGCAAATATTCAAGTTGTTGATACCACAGGCAATGGTGCTGGAGCAATATTAGTTGTTGATTTTGCACAAGGTAATATTGATACACTTCAAGCAAATGTAGAATTACTTGCTGTGCCTGGTGCAATTTATACAATCAAAATGGTTGCTGGTGGATCAAATTATTCTGCCGCAACAGTAGAAATTATTGGTGATGGTACTGGAGCAACAGCAACTGCAATTGTTGATGCTGGACAAGTAACACATATTGAAATTACAAATCCCGGACGAGATTATACATGGACTGATATTGTAATTACAGGTAATACTGGTGCTGAAGGTGCTGTTGCTAGAGCAATTATGACACCATTGGGTGGACACGGTTTTAATGCAATCGATGAACTTAATGCTAACGCAATTGTATTCTATACATCTATTTCTAGAGATAGAAACCAAGGTTTAGAAATTAATAACGACTATCGTAAAGTTGGTTTAATTCGTAATTTAAAACAATTTGGTAGTAACAGAAAATTTACAGAAGATATTGGTTCAGGTTGTGTACTTATTACAGGAAACTTTGATTCATCTAAACTTGAACCAGATATGTTATTAATTAAAGATGGATATAAAAAATATCGTATTGTTGAATATACAGATACACAGATATTATTATCTGTATTTAATAACTTTACAATTGATGTTGGTGATATATTAACAACAGATCCAACTAACGCAGGCAGAGTTGAAAATCCAGTTTTACCTGTTTCAAATATTACAGTTGATACTGTTTCAGAAAGAACTATTGATCCATTTTCTGGTGAATTTTTATTCTTTAGTGTACGCGAAGCATATTCACCAACACCGGATCAAATTATTACAGTTAGAACAATTGTAGAAATTTAATATAAATAATATAAACATTAAAAGAGTATAACTATGGCAATCAATTTTAATACAAATCCTTACTATGATGATTTTGATGAAACCAAAAAATTTCATAGAATTCTTTTTAGACCAGGTTACGCTGTTCAAGCACGAGAACTTACTCAGTTACAAACACAATTACAAGACCAACTTAAAAAATTTGGTAATCATGTTTTTGTAAATGGTTCTATAGTTCTTGATGGTGGTAAAATTTGGGAAAATGATGTAATATCAATTAAAATCGAATCATCATTTTCAGGCCAATCTGTTAGTGTAAATAATTTTTTAAATAAAACAATTATAGGCCAAACATCTAACGCTAAAGCAACTGTAAAAGCTGTTGCAGTATTAACAGAAACAGATCCAAATACTCTTATTGTTAAAATTGATGCTGGTGATACATTCCAAGCTGGTGAAACAATTCAAACTTCAGATGCCGCTTTTTCTGCTATAGTAGGTTCAACAACACCAATTAATAAAGCAATGTTATATTCAATTGATTCAGGTATTTATTATGTTGATGGTAACTTTGTATATACAAATGCTCAAACAGTTATTGTTGACAAATATTCAAATACATCTTCAAAGGTTATAGGATTTATTGTCTCAGAAAGTACAGTTGATTCTGACAAAGATTCATCATTATTGGATAAGGCTCAAGGCACACCAAATTATGCTGCACCAGGTGCTGATCGTTGGAAAGTTGATTTACAACTTACGGTAAAAGATATTGGTGATACTTTAAAAGATTTTATTGAAATTGGAAGAATTGTTGACGGTGAATTAGTTGTTAATCAAACAAAAACAATTTATTCAGAATTAGGTAAAGAATTAGCAAGAAGAACTTTTGATGAATCTGGTGATTATACAGTTAAGAAATGGCCTATTCAATTATTAGACCACCAGGGTGATCCGGTTGATCAAGATAAATTTACTGCAGCGTTAGATCGAGGTAAAGGTTATATTAAAGGTTATGAATTTGAAACAATTAGTCAACAATTTGTTGAATTAAATAGAGCACGAGATGAAGAACAAGCAGTAAGTTTAGATATTACCACATTATATGGTAATTATGTTTATGTTAATACATTATTGGGTGAATGGAATACAACAACATTAAATTCAACTACAGCATATGAACCTGTTAATTTATATGATGGAGGTACCCCAATAGGTACAGCAAATGTTCGTCATATTCAATGGCATTCAGGCACACCAAGTTCTGGAGCCGGTGTAGTATATAAAGTATATCTATTTAATATTCAATTTACATCAGGATCTTTTGCAGATGTAACACAAATTGGAACAGGATCAATTAGTTGTCAAATTGATGCATTAAGTAAAATTGGTGGTACAGGTAATACATTTGTATCTGGTACAGATAGTCCAGGTCTTGTATTTAATTTTCCAAATGAATATATTAAAACAGTTAGAAATGAATTTCTTACCTCTGTTTCAGAATATCAAGCACAAAGAGAATTTACACTTACATTTGTAGGTGGTACAGCATCTATTGCATCTGGTGGTGGTAGTGAAAGATTTATAGGTATAGGTTCAATATCTGATCTGCTTAAATCTACACATTATCATGTTGTATTTACAAATATTACAAATGCTGGCGCAACAGGATATAGTAATGGTGAAATTGGAGATTTTGATTCATCAAATACTAGAACAATTACAGTAGGTACTGATATTGTTGGTTCACCACAAACATTAAATTTTAATATTAATGATGGTGCTTTTGCAGGAACAGCAAAATTAATAGCAACAGTTAATTTAAATGCTCAAACAGAAAAAACTAAATCATTATCTAATTATACATATAAAATTATTTCTTCACCAAATACTACATCAGGTAATTTAGATTCATTAGAAGTATCTGATATCTATGGTGATGTTGTTGTTTATAATACATCTACTACAAATCCAACGGCACAAGTATCTGCTAATTTTGATGTTAATACTGGTGCTATTACCAATTGGGGTGCAGTACCAAATACAGATGTAACAGATGATTATACATTGGATGATGGTCAACGATTAGAATTCTATGATCATGGTGGTATTAAACTAACTGGTACTGCTCCAGGCGGTACTGATTATTTAGTTGTTGTTTATAGACATTTCACACATTCAGGTAATGGTTTCTTCTCAGTTGATTCATATGCATCAATTAATTATGAAGATATTCCAGTTTTTAATGATCTTACTAGTGGTGCAACTATTAATCTAAGAGATGCAATTGATTTTAGACCAATTAGAGAAGCAAGTGCTACTACATTTACTGGTGGATTTATTCCAGATCCAGATGGTACATTTAATACGGACTATCAATACTATTTAGCTAGAATTGATAAAATTATTGCAACAAGTGATAGAGAGTTTATTGTCAAAGAAGGTGTTCCTGCAATTTATCCAAAAGTTCCTACTGATGTTACAAATGGCATGACATTATATATTTTATTAATCCCACCATATACAGCAGATGTAAGAGATATTTCTGTTAAGTATATGGATAATAAACGATATACAATGCGTGATATTGGTAAATTAGAAAAACGAATTAATAATCTAGAATATTATACACAGCTATCATTATTAGAAAAACAAGCAAAAGATACAGCAATTTCAGATGCTTCTAATTTAGAAAAATTTAAAAATGGATTTGTTGTTGATCCATTTACTTCGGCAGATATATTTACTGCTGTTGCACCAGAATTATGGGCACAAAGAAGATGGGGTTGGTGGAATTCCTGGTTTAATGGTTCAAACAATTGGAATCTAGCGGCAGAAAATTATAATGAAAATTCTGTTGCAAATGCTGCTAATCCAGATTTTGCTGCTGCAATTGATCCAATTAATGCGGAATTAAGAGCACCATTTTCTACAGAATTCTATTATTTTGATACAGGCACATTAACATCAACTGTTAAAAAAGGTGACAATGTTGTATTACAATATACAGAAACTAATGTTGTTGAACAATTATTAGCATCTGGTTATATTAATGTTAACCCATTTAATATATTTAGATTCTTAGGTATAGTTAGATTAGAACCATCATTTGATCAATGGGTAGATACAGTAAATTTACCTGCGGTTAATCGTATTGTTGATATCCAATTACCAGATGGCCCTGATCAAACTGTTCAAACATTCATAGGTCAACGTCGTCCTATTTCAAGATTTATAAGTAGAAGTACAATAATTGAAAATAATGTTATTGCAGAAACTACAGCTAATCTTGGAGCAACTGTTGTTGATATTCAATTTGTGCCATTTATGAGATCAAATAGTGTTCTTGCTGTAGGTACGCAATTTAAACCTAGTTCCAGACTATATGGATTTATGGAAAATACATCAATTGATGCATATTTAAAACCACTTACATTAGTTGAAGTACAAAATCATACAGGTAGTTTATTTAATGGTGATATTGGTGTTTATGAAGCATTATCAATTAGAACAGATTATGCTACACCAGGAACTGAAACTGGTACTGCAAAAACAGCACTTTATTCTAGCCCAACTACAGATGATAATACAAAAAGATTATTATGGATTTGGGAAGAAACAATCACACCAAATATTGGTGAGTGGATTGTAGGTGCAAATGGTGGTTATGCTGAAATTACTAATGTAACAACATATAGTTTAAATGATCCTATTATACCAGATGAATTTGGTAATACTGCAGTTGAATTCCAAATTCCTGCAAACACATTCAGCACTGGTGAAAGACAATTTAGACTCATTAATAATAATACAAATGATACTAATTCTCAAGATTCAATTGGTAATGCAACATATACTGCAATCGGTCAAATACAAACTAAACAAGAAACATTCTTAACAACAAGAGCATTACAAAGACAAAGAACTACAATTGAAGTTCGTCAATGGTATGATCCAGTTGCAGAATCATTCTTAGTTAGTTCTGATGCATATCCAAATGGTTTACATGTTTCCTCTATTGATGTTTATTTTAGAAGTAAATCAAATACGGTACCTGTAACAATGGAAATTAGAAGAACAGTAAATGGTTATCCAGAATCTCAAACAACAACAATACCATTTGCTATAACATCATTAAATCCAGAAAATGTTAATACCTCAACTAATGCAAGTGTAGCAACTACTTTTGAATTTCCGGCAATTCATTTAACACCAGGAGAATATGCAATTACACTATTAGCAAACTCTCCTGATTATGAAGTGTTTATTGCTGAAATGGGTGAACAAATACTTAATGGTACTGGTAAAGTAGATAAACAACCTTATGCGGGTTCATTATTTAAATCACAAAATGCATCAACATGGGAAGCAGATCAAAATAAAGATTTAATGTTTGTACTTAAACGAGCAGTATATGCATCATCTGGTTCTGCAGAATTTGAAATTGAGGATCCTGCTACTGTTAAAGATTACCATGCTATCTTTACGATGGTTAATGCATTCTCTCCTACAAATACTAAAGTTGATTGGTATGCTAAAGCTTGGACAGGCTCTGCACATGATACTGATTGGGCACGAGTTGACATTAATCAAGATATTGAATACACAAGATTATTACAATTAGATGCTGCAGCTAATGCAGGTGGAACTCCAACATTAAGATTAAAAGCAAATTTATCAACGACAAGTGATCATGTATCACCTGTAATTGATTCAGAATCATTATCAATTGTTGTTACAGAAAATTTAATTAATAATGATCAAACAAATGAAACAAATCCAACTGGTGGTAATGCATTAGCTAGATATATTACAAAACCAATTACATTAGCATCAGATTTTGATGCATCAAATATAGTTGTTACGATTGATGTAAATAGACCACCAGCTACAAATATCTATGTCTATTATAGAACATTAGCATCTGGTATAAATACTCCAATAACAAATGAATCTTGGACATTAATGGAATTGGAATCAACTGTTGATTCATCAATCAATAATTTTGATTTTAAAGAATATCAATTCTACCCACCAAGTGCTTTTGATATCTATGGTGTGCCACAAGATAATCCAATAACACCTAGATTTAATACATTCCAAGTGAAAATTGTATTAGCATCAACACAAACTCAATTTTCACCTAAATTGAAAGATTTAAGAATTATTGCTTTGGATAGCTAATGAAAATTAAAGTTGAAAATGAAAGTTATATAAAAGATACCAAAACTGGTGTGGTACAAGAAACTGATAAATCAAAATTAAGAAAACATAGAGCTATTAGAAAAGCACTTAATGATAGATCTAAAAAAATTGATAATTTGATTGAAAAAATAAATAAATTAGAACAACAAATGGAAGAAATAAATGGCAAGCTTAACTCTTAGATTAGTAAAAGGTTCACCACTTACTAATGCTGAAATTGATGATAATTTTAGTAATATTAATACTGAAGTTGCCACCAAATTAACAGCAGTAGATTATAATGCATCAGATGTATTAACAAAATTACTTACAGTAGATGGTACAGGTACTGGTCTTGATGCAGATTTATTAGATGGATTAGATACTGATTCCACAAATACACCAGATACAATTGTTATAAGAGATGCCTCTGGTAATTTTGCGGCAAATGAAATTACTGCAAATAAATTTATTGGTAATTTAGAATTAGGTTCATTAAAAACTCTTACATTTGAGGGTGATACAGAAGATGGATTTGAAACAATAATTACCGTGGTTGATCCAACTGCAGATAGAACAATTACATTCCCAGATGAAGATGGTACTGTTGTATTAACTGGTGGTACAAGTTCGGCAGATTCAATTACAACAATTATGATTGAAGATGGTGCGGTCACTAATGCAAAATTAGCTAATGATTCAATTACAATTGCTGGCAATCTTGTTGCATTAGGTGGATCACTTACTCTTGCAGATAAAAACTTTGATTGGACAGGTACACATTCATTTATTGATTCAACATTTTCAATAAAAGATAATACAGATCCTACTAAAGTGATTAAATTTCAGGCATCAAATATTACTACAGGTGCAACAAGAACATTTACAGTGCCTGATGTTGATGGTACAATAGCTACACAAAGTTATGTTCAAACAACTGGTCAAAATTCACAAGGAGTCAAAACAGTTTCAACCGGTGCTCCTACCGGTGGTAGTGATGGTGACATTTGGTATAGGGTTTAATAAGTGGGTATTCATGTAAATGATGGTGGAACCTTTAAAAGGGCAAACCAAGTCTATGTAAATGATGGTGGTACATGGAAAGAACCACATGAAATTTATATTAGAGATGCTGGTACATGGAAATTAGTTCATAAGCTTTTTACTATTTCCAGTAATCAAACAAATTATAATCTTTATACAGCATTAGGTAGTCCAACTGTACCATTAACTATAAGAGTTACAATAAATGCAATTACTATTAAAGCCACAAATACAAGTAGTAATGCTTTTACTGTAGGAAATTTTCCAGCTGGTACAGAAGTTTATATTATTAATAATGGAACATTATTAGGAGCTGGTGCGCAAGGCGGAAGAGGTACTGACTACAATAATAATAATGGTACAGCTGGTGGTACTGGTGGTACAGCATTATATACAAGAATTGCAACAAAAATACAAAATAATAATACCATTGCCGGTGGCGGAGGTGGTGGTGGTGGTGGTGGTTGGAGAAGATACAGTGTGTCAAGCGGCAAAACTTCCATTACAGAAACATTACCAGGAAGTGGGGGTGGTGGTGGAGCAGGTGACACTCCTGGCGCAGGTGGTGCTGGTGGTGCTGGTGGTAGTACTGCTTCAGTAGCAGGTGCCGCGGGTTCCTCCACAGCAGGTGGGGCCGGAGGAGTAAAAAACCAATCAGTTGGTGGCAATGGTGGTGGTAGAGGTGCAAATGGTGCTGCAGGTTCTGGTGGTAGTAACCCAACAGGCGGTGGCCTTAGTGGATTTTATATAAATGGTAATTCATATGTTACATGGATTACTAATGGAACAAGACAAGGAAGGACAACAGGATGACAACATTAACAACTAAAATAGTAGGAATAGAAGGAGATTCTGTCCTCGTTAAATTTGTTTCTGAAAATAGTGCAAAAGCGATTGATGAATATGATGCAATTGCCTATCAACCCAAAGAAATGGGGTATGAAACTAAGGAAGCGTTTATAGAAGGTATTAAACCATCTTTATTGGCTATGGTTACAGTAAGAGATACAGCGGAACAATCAAATGCTGATTTATCATCATGGTCAGATTTTGAAGATACATCTAATGTTGTTCCTGAAGATACAGAAGATGGTATTACACTTGCTGAACCAGATGAAACACAGCAATTACCAACACAGGAAATTACACTATGATTTGTCAAAGTGCTATTAATGCCAAAAATTTTGTTTATTGTTTAACATATCAAGGCCCAAACGAAACAACAATCTATTTTAATGATAATACAGGACATTATCATTCACATTTATATCTTCTTGAAGGAGCAATGGAAGTGGCGGCAAGTGAGAGTAAAGTTGCTACTGAAACTGATCAACTCGAAACCCCTCAAGTAGGTGTTGTGTATGATATAGCACATACAAAAGGTAAATATGTAATTGCAACTACAGGTAATGTAGGTGCTGCAATGTTAATGGTTAATCCTATACCACATGATAGAAGTTTAAATGTTGAAGTTGTAAATAGTACACAAGAAATTACAGCAACTGATACAAGAAAAACTATTGTGTGTTTAACTGGCCCTGTTACAGTGAATGATAAAGAATTAAAAACTACTCAATTTGCTGTTGTATTTCCTGGCAATACCGCAACATTAACTATGGAAGAAAATACACTCTGTGCAATAGTATCTGAATAACATCCATTTTTTATTATGAACATTAAATCCTATGATCCGATTTTATATACTATTCTTCTATCCCTATTAGTATTTCTAAACATATTTCTATTAATAGATTATGCCTCCTGGTATATTCTTCTTTCAATTGTATTACTAAAAGTATATCAAATTATTGGTGGCGGTGGAGTTCATTTATGGGCATGCCATGGTCTAGGTGAAACTAAACTTCCTAAAATAGCAAAACATATTATATTATTCTTCTGGACTTTATGTGGTATTGATAGAGCATCATACTTCTGTAAATATCATATCTTACATCATGCACGTACTGATAAAGACGGAGATCCACATTCACCAAATGATCATAGTGCATTAATGTTAACTTTAGGTTTATGGTCACTTACTGCTGGGCACAAAGACAAATACATTACAAAAGAAATCCAAGAACGAATGAATAAATCATATGCAAGAATAGGTAATAATATTTTTGATAAGTATCATTATACAATTGCATTTGGCATTATATTAATATCATATCTTATTTCACCATTCTTTTGTTTATATTTTATTGCATTACCAATGCTATTAAATATACTAGATGGTAATTTCTTTTTTGTTTATTGGTTTCACAAGGGTGGAAAAGTAAGAAATGTAAGATGGGCAGATTATTGGATATTACAAAGCGGTTGTCATAGGATTCATCATATATGGCTAAAATAATTTTATTATATATTTACTACATACTTGCATGGAGTTTATTACTTACATATTGGATAGTAGATTTTAATACATGGTTATATGGGATTATTGGTGGTTGGTTTTTTCATATGATTATTTGTAGTATTATTCTTCACAAATACTTTACACATAAAACATTTAAGGTTAATAAATTTTTACATAATTTGTTTATATATCTAGGTTCGTTAGGACTAAACGGGAGTGTTCTTGCCTGGGTGAATATGCATCGGTTGCATCATACAAATAGTGATAAAGATGGTGATCCACATGATCCAAGAAAAATTGGATTCCTTAGATCACTATTTGTATTTAGCCCATTCCAATATACAAATAATAATAAGTTAACATCCAATTTAAAAAATTGTGTTGATTTATTACGTGATAAAACAATTATGTTTTACCATAAGTATCTATTAAGTATTATTACATTAACATATATTATATTAGGATTTATTTCAATTAAATTACTTATTGCATTTTTAATTGCAACTGGTATATCTTTTATTGGATTATTCTTTACAACATATATTTACCATTTTAAAATACCATTACTACATTATAGAAATAATAAAACAATCGATAATAGTCATAATAATTGGTTAAGTACAATATTATTTCCAGGTGAAGCATATCATAATAATCATCATAATGATCCAAGTCACTATGATATGGCGCAACGATGGTTTGAATTTGATTTTTCAGCAGTGATTATTAATTTATTAAAAAAATGATAAAGCATACTATTTTTACAAATAATGATATTATAGTAGACTATTTTACCAGAGAAAACCCATCTAATATATTGACATTTACAGCAAATGGTGCGTGGCCAAGAATGATTGAAGATGGTTTAGTTGTTATGGATGGGATGGGTTATTATGGTAAAGCACTTTATGAAAAAGGTTATGATGTTGTAGCAATTAAAAATAAGGCATATGATTGTTATAGTAATTTATCATTCGATGAAATACAAATTATCACAGATAGATTACAATCGTTTATAGCAAATAAATATAAAAGGAAACTATATTTTGGTGGTTGTGCTTCTGGTTGGTTATCAATCGCACTTTCAAAATATATGAAATTTGATACTGCTTTATTGTTAATGCCTAGAAATGAATTGCGGCCAGAAGATTTTGAAGGCCTGGGTATTAACTTAAAAGTAGACATAGACAAAAATTTAGTTTATCCTAATTGTCATTATATATTATGTTGTAACTTTAATCATGCATGGGATTATGAAAATTTACAAAGATTTTCTGAAGCAATACAAAATAAAACTATATTGAATATTCCAGATGAACCAGATGCACATGATATAATGATGACATTGAAACGAGAAAAATTATGGAAAAGATTTTTCTATAATATATTAATGTATGATAAAATTATAGATCATGAGACAATTATAAAATGGATATAGAATTAGCTATTAAACAATCAGTAGCAGAAAAATTATTTTTAAATATAGAAGAAATAAAATTAACAGATAGATTTATTTCCGATTATGATATTGATTCATTAGATTTAACTGAAATTACAATGGATTTAGAATCAAAACTTAATATTGATATATCATTGAATTATCTTACAGAAAATTTAAGAACAGTTCAAGATCTTATTAATTTAGTAACAAAAATAGCAAATGGTGAGGTATTACCAATTAGTAAAGAATCAGGGTGTGGTAGATATGGTAATTTAATAAAGGATGAAAAATGACTGACTATATAAAAGTAATTAAAGATATTCTTCAAGAGTCTACAAATTTGACTGATGCAGAAATGGATAAAATAACAAGTGATGCTAATATTGCTGTTCTTGGTATGGATAGTCTTGATTTGGTTGAAGCAATATTGGCACTTGAAAAAGAATTTGGTATTGATATTGAAATTAGTGGTGATTGGATGGAAGATGCTGTCAT